CAAATAATCCGTAAGAGCTACCACCTGCACCATATGAATTTTGTGCAGCTAACATATCATCAACGTCAAAAGAAAATTCTCTGTTTAAGAATAATACATTTTCCTCGATAGCACCTTGCTTATCTAATCTCTGAATGATAGCGTCAAAGTCTGCTAAAGCCGCTGGAATTCCACCGCCCCAAACATTTCCTCTTTGACCTAATACATAGAACAACCCTTCAGATCCTTTGTTACCTGCTCCTGATGCTACACCAGCTGCGATAGCTGCCACACCTGAACCTGCCTCTGCTGGAACTGCTTCCACCATAGCTGTTTCTAGGTAATCCTCGAATCTTAATCTTGTTTCATGCTCTGATTTTAAATACCATAAGTATCCTGTTGCTCCGTTTTCAGTAGTAACTTCGATCCATCCAATCTGAGCCATATCAGAACCAGATACTTCGTAAAGATCTTTGATAATGATTGGGCTATTCTGGAAGATAACGTCGTCAGCTTCTAATGAATTTTCCATAGCAACTGAACCCTTTTGGAATTCAGAACCATAAATAAATAATGAACACTGTACACCTGCAGCCATTGTCTGACCACCTGCTTCGTAGTATGCAACATCGATAGTACCTGCGCCATAGTTTACTGCAGTAACGATACCTTTGTTACTGTTTGTAGAACCAATTGAGCTGTCAGATAACATAAATGTTTGACCTACTCTAATAGCAATACCACCTGTACCTGGCACAAGTGTGTCATTTACTGTTAATGTAGCTGTATCTTGAGCTGCTGCTGCACCTGAAGTTACGTTAGTGTATTTAGTGTGTAGTCTTCCTTGCTCCGCCCATTTGATAAGGTCAGAGTTAGAAGGCATTTCAGCGCCTACCATTCTTAAGAATGCGGCCACTGTTCTATTCCCGTATCTTTCAAACTCCTTTTCATAAGTATCAGGTAGATACTGATTTAAGAAGTTAAAATTAGTTATGTAGTTTGACTGAACGGCTACTCTTTCCGCACTTGGCTGTAAAGCAAATGTGGGGGTAGCCTGAACTGAACCTGGCATAATTTTAAATTTTTAATTGTTATTAATTACTCTTTTTTATACTTCTAATCTTTAGACCACGACCTGAGTCTTGATTTAAAGATCTTACTTTGAATCCGGATTTTGTTGTAACCTGAGGTGTAGACCTTATATCCATATTTATATTTTTAGTTTTTTTAGATATATTTTCTACTGCATCAGCTTTGCCTTGCTCGTAAAAGAACTTGGCATACTTGTCAGGATTCATTGCCATAGATAAAGCCCTATGATACTGAGCGGTGTTTTTTACCAATCCTCTATCGTCAACATATCTTTGGATAAAATTTTCAATAGACGACTGACTTAATTTAACATCCTCTACAGATCCAGGTAAATAAGAAATTTTCTTATCGTTAATAACAAACTCAAAACCTTTGAAATCTTTATTAAAGACTTTATTAGTTTCTTCTTTAAACCACTGTAGCTTATTTGCCGCATCTTTTTCGTATGCAGCACTATCCTCTATGTACTTTCTATAAGCTTCGATTTCTTTTTTATTGTTTTCAGTGACAGCCTCTCTTGACTCAAGAGGTAGCTTGTATTTTTCCTTCTGCTCTTTAAAATATTTCTTAGCTTTAGATAGTTCTCTTTTTTTTGCTAGCTGTTTTTTCTTTTTTTCTTTTTCATCATCTAAATCTTCATCAAAACCAAATTTATCATCCATTAGATACTGAATATCTTCGGAGTCTAAACCTTCTTCAGTTACAGAATAATAACTAGCAAGTAAAGAATCAGGATTCATGTCATCATAATCTTGTTGTAATTTTACAAAATCATCTATACTTCTTCCTGTTTCTTTTTTGTATTCAAAGTAAGCTTTTACATCTTCAGGTAATTCTTCTGATGAATTTCGCTTTACAATGAAGTCATCCAGTGAAGTTACTTCTTCACCGTATTTGTTTGCAATATATGAAAGAACGTCAGTTTCTGACATTTCTGGAGCAGCAGCCTCTACGGGCGCAGCAACAGGTTCTTCAACTTTTTCTTCTTCTACTTTTTCTTCTTGAGTCGGTGCTTCTTGAAGATTTACACGATCCATCTCATCTTTTGGCTCCACATTTTCTTGGGCTTCTTGTTGAGCTTCATGTTTTTCAAGTAGTTCTTTTTCTATTTCTTGTGTTGATTTAGATTCTAATTCACCTAAATCTCTTACTTTAATTTCCATTTGATTTAATTTTTTACAAAGTTAAACAATAATTCTAAATATATTTAAGATCCTTTATATGGTTATAAAGATCTTGTCCAAGCTTTTCACCAACAACCTTATCTGACTCATAATGCACTCTTGCAACTATTCTGCTGTTAGATATATTTTCAGCTGCTTTATCAAAATCTTTTTTTAAATGTGGGTACATGTTCGTGAGCGCAAGTGCTACTAATTTTGATTGTGCTGAATGCCCTGATGGGAACGCTGGGGTTTGAGCACTTTTCATTTTTAAATAATCTAAGTCAATTTTGAAATTTTTTGCATTAACATTAGGCCTTGGTCTATTGTGATAATTTTTAATTTTTTTGATTATTGGTTCAGATTCGTCTAACAATTTTTCTACTAGTCGGTATGGAAAAGACTCAATTCTATATGAAAAAATATTTTGAAATACATTCATTATATCATCATATTTAAATGGCAGCGTTTTGTTTAGTGGCATTAATTTTAATCTTTTTATTTCACCTAGTGTTCTTAAAGAATTATCTTTAGGAAAAGAAATTTTTTTATACTTTTCAATGTTAAAATTTTCAAACATTATCTGGGTTCAAATTCAGCTAAGTCAAAGCCATCTAGAGTATCTTCATTAGACTCAAAACTAATTGGAGGTAAATTGTTTTTTCTTTGTTGTATTAATTGAGATTGTTCAGTATTAGCTTGGCTTATTCTTTTATTTTTAGCTTTTTCTCTTTCTTTTTCTCTTTTGTTTATTGCTTGCTCTTCTCTGCCTTTTAACTGCATGTTAAAATCAAATTCTACCTGCATCAATTCTCGCTTCAACATTGCTTCATTTTTGAGTCTTTCAATATCAAAAGCAACTTCAGCTTGTTTGGCTTGCATTTGAACTTGAGCCTCCATTTGTATTTTTCTCATCTCTTGTTCCGATTGCATTTGTTGCACCTGCATTTTTGTTTGAGCATCCATTTGTTTTTGCGTCATTGCAAACTGCTGATCCTTTTCTTGTTTCTTTTGTCTTTTTACTTTTAATAATTGATTGGCTAGTTTTATATTTTTTAATTCTCTAATATCAATTGCATCTTCTAAGTTAATATCATTTTTAGATAAAGCCATTTGAATGTTTTGTTCAAGCTGGGCTTTTTCTTCTTCATCAGGCGCCACCTCAATAAATATACCGAAATCATACATATATAAATCATTAATTTCTTCTAGTATACCTACATTGTATTTGCCGATTTGCATTTTAAATTCCTCTTTGAATTCAGCGTACTGTAATATATCAGCTATTCTAATAGATAAAGCTTCGGCTATTGTTTGAGTTATATATAAACTGCCATGCAATATATGTCTGGTGGCAGTATTAGAATTTAAAGCAGCTAACTTCTGTACACCAACCAATGCGTATGGATCAGGCTTTGTTCCATCTCTAGCCTCATTAAGACCTGTTACGCTTCTAAGCATATCCATATAATGATTGTAAGTTCCAATCAAACTATTAATTTTACCTTGGCCGCTTGTTGCTGTAAGCTGTTGAATTGGAACTCTTGCGTTGTTAAACTCACCATCTTGTGTATAACTTCTACCTACAACACTACCAGTTTGGAAATACAACCTTAACGCATCTTCAGGGTTATAGGCATTGCCTGTACCTAAATCTACTTCATTTAATCCATCTGCATCAATAAATACACCATCTGGCACAGTTCGAGCAATAACTTGTTGTAGTTTTAAATGAGTCATTTGTATTAAATCAGCAAACGTAATCATTCGTCTGACTAATGATTCAATAATTCCCTTATACATTCTTGGGGCACAAGCAATATAGTTAGGCATTGCATGCTGTGAGGCAGACTGCGGTCTAACCATATTTTCCATTTTCTTCCATTGAAGCATTATATTTGTACCCATTACCATAACGCCTTCATACCAAACATCAATTTTCTTTTCAACTTTTTCAAAGTTTCCTTCTTCCATCATTTCTTCTGGTGGATTAAACTGATCGTCTTTTTCAATAACCCTAGCGCCTCCGCCATCTAATTTCTTTTTTTTGTATACAATTGAGTTTGTAGTTTTATAATTAAAATATAATAACGTCGCAGTATCTCTATAAAAAATACTATTTTCATAAAACTGAGCTACATTATAATAATCGTACCAAGCTTGGCTATACTTAGCTATTTCTTCTAAATCATCGTTTGTAAGTGTGGGATCTATTTTTGGGAGCTCTGTCATTGGAACAGTTTTAATTTCGCCCCAATAAAAACAATCTTTAAAATACGGATCTTCTGTATAGCTGTAAACCACGTTTGCAGGATCAACGTAATCTATTTTTACGCCTTCACCTGGTAAAAAATATTGTTTAGTAATACCAATCCCCAGTACAGTAATATCGTAGTCTACTCTTTTTCTTATTTGAGAATAATGATTTTCTTCAAACATGGTATTAATAGCTTCTTCTTCCGCTATCTCAATTCCAGGTTTGTAATTTAATTGCATGTAAAGAGCAAGCTCTTCATCATTGTTAGGAAGCTCATCTGGATCTGTAGCAAAAGGATTCACACCAAAGCCTTTTTGTATTTGAGTAAGAATAGGTTTAGCAACCATGTCTGCCTCTATCATGTCCTGAAATGAAGATCTATTTTCTGCAGACAAAGCATCTTGTGCATATGCCTGAACCTTAAATAATCTATCAGACATACCATTAACCACTATGTCTACAAACTTTGGTATAATCGGAACGGGCGTCCAATCTAAATTTAAATAACTTAAATCACCGTTAATAGAAAG